TCCACGTAGTGTTCTACTTTAACGTCTTTCGTGCAGCCACATAGGATCGCAATAATAACTCCCCACCCGCGTCGGCTTCGACTTTGTTTCCGTCGATCTTGAGATACACCTTCTGGGATATAGCGGGCATATCTAGTTTCGGACAACTTGGCACCTCTACCTTGGGGCACTCCTTGGGTTCCGGCCATTTCAGGTTAGGGGCAATAGGGGCGCTCACGCACCCCGGCACACAGAATACTATGATAAAAAAGAAAATCCCCAGCAACATTAGAAGTATTGCGTGGAGAAGATCCCCTGTATCAGTCCGGCGTTTCATCCCGTCCGTCCGCAAGGACATCCTGTATGGTGGTAGGTTCCGGTTTTACCGGAGCAGGTTCATTTTAAAGATCACGCCCAGTAAAGCACCGAGAGCCACACCGAATTGTACGATGTAGTCTTTATACTCAGGAGCAATCTGTACCCCTGCTGTGCCAAGCAATGCAATAATTCCAACCCATGTTGAAGGTTCTTTAAGACTGATTCCTAGTTTGGACCACATTACTGCACCTTATCTTTTAGAAGAACTACTGCGGTTTCAATCGCCCAGTTAGCCCAGCGACCAGCTACCTGAATACCCAGCATCTCAATCTCGGCTTTAGCACCCTGCTGCTTCTCTAGGCCACTGAGTTCTTCTTGTTCCCAACGGGAGATAACCCCTTTGATACGATCAAACGCAGAAGAACCCAAAATAACTTGAGCCGCTTGTTTAAGCAGGAACTCACCAATAGTCGTTAACGTAATCATTTTTTCATACCTTTACAGTTGTAGACCTGTCTGGTCGGAGTTGAGTTATCGGGCGTACAAGTATTTTTGCAGCCTTCAGGGGTTCGTTCCCATTTGTCCTTTAGCTTACCATCCTTGTAAGTCTGGTATTGCATGTTCTTAGGATCATCGATCCCACCGCAGGCTAGAGCGCATACGTGGTCAACTACATAGCCTTTTCTACCATGAGGGTAACTCTGCTCCACATCAAACCGATGCTTCATCGTAGGGCTTCTACAAGCGGCATCCGCCGCCGACCCCATAACTAACAATAGGAGAGCCAAAACCCTCATTACTCGGCAGGCTCCGCAAGTGCTGTGATAGACCACGTGTAAGTTGTTGTCATTTATATTGCTCCCGCTTTATTCGTAAAAGATATTGACTGAGCCAGCAGTGAAAGTGTCTGTGCCGTTTGTAGCCTTAAGTTGTAATTGCGTTAATGTTGTTGATAAAGCAATAGATCCACCGCCCGCTGCAAATCCAGCAGCCCCCGTGATTCCACCAGAACAAGCCATTACCCAAGTATTACCTGTTAATAAATCAAATGTGGCAATACCATACCGAACATTTGCTCCAGTCCAAGGATCTAAACAAAATCCAGTAGAGTTTTGCTGTGATGTTGCAACTGTTGCAGTAAGTACGCCGCCAGCAGACCCTAAATATCCTGACGTAGTAAAACCGCTAGATGTTCCTAATTGAACAATTAAAACAGAAGTTCCACTTGTGACAACACCGCTATAGATCAGTTGAACTCTTTTTACTCCAGCAGGGATTCCAGAAAAAATAACAGACGTTCCGCTAGTTGAAGCTACAGCCGTTCCAGAGTTAATAACCCCAACAGTGCTTACATTAGATCCATCAAGCGTAATGCTCATTTGTTCGCCTCGATAGCAGCGTTAACCGGAGCCACAGACGCAACAAGGGCCGTAGTATCTGCACTGGCTGTGATCGCGCTACGAGCCGTGTTAAGCAACGCAATCCAGTCTGCATCAGTTAATATGTTGTCGAGTCCGATTGAGGTGTTCGTGAACCTGTGCTGGGCTTCGGCCTTGGCTAGTGAGTTGAGATTGGACGTTGCAATCGCTTTGGCCTTGGTGAGATCGACTGATACCGCACCGTCAGCTAGAACCCACGCATCAAAAAACGCGCTGTCATTGCCCTGTGGAAGCGTTGAATCGTCAACGATGATTGCACCCGCTGGGCAGTCTTTAGCCAGTACGTCAGCGATTGGAAGTTCGCCAGTAGGAACGCAGACCGAAACGCCATTGTTTGAGTTTTGGAATATGATTACCTGTGTCATTTGTTTGTCCTTTAATTTCCGAATACTGCGACTGATACGAATGGGCAATCTAAAACCGTACTTCCAGTGTTTATAGATTGAATTGTGGCTGCTGACGTAGTGTTAGTATTATTTTTTCCAACAATAATTGACAGGCTTGTTGTTCCTAATGTTATTTCACCAGTTCCAATAACCGCATAATTTGCATCGCTCATTGCATTGGAAAAGTTTAATACATAAGTTCCAGTCGAGCTTCTGGTAACACTGCTTATGTTGTAAGAAGATTTTATAGTTACCGTAGTTACACCATTAAAATTCACCCAAGCCAGCGCATTAGTCGTGACGCCATTACTCTGGACTTTTAAAACACCTGACCCGTCCGCAGTCGATACGAGTGCGCTAGAAGAGGTTGAAGCATTGATTGTGCATGTCATTTTGTTTTCCTACTAATTGAAGAAGGCCATAACTACATAAGGCGCATCTAATGCAACACCAGATGCGTCTGTAGTGACTAATGAATATGCTGTAGTTGATTGAGCTACCCATCTAGTCAAAGCTGAACCCGAACTAGTTTGTTGTGTTGTTGTGTTGAATGTGTAATTTGCACTTGGTAAGGCAGTGGTAAAATTTATTGTATAAGCGCCGGTTCCTGTTCGGGTAACAGAACTAACGTTAAATGAAGCTCTAATAGCCGCAGTTGTCACACCATTAAAATTCACCCACGCCCTGCAAAGCGTTCCTATCTGAGCGCCAGAGCCGTCATTAAACTGAGGGGGCGTACCTGTGGTACTGCTCTGTATCGTATCAACTAATGCTGAACCGTATGCCATATATGCCTCTTATAAAATGACCCATCTTGAGCCGGAAGAGATTGTTACCGTAACACCTGAATTTACAGTAATTGGGCCTGCGCTAGAGGCACTATACCCTGAAGCTATCGTGTACGAAGTCGCTACGGTCTTATTATTTACTGTCAACCCATTATTTGAAATCATCGCCTGCGATTGTAACTCTCCTGTACTAGGTTTGTATAGTAGGTTAGCATTGCTGGTATATACCGTTGTGGCTGTTCCAGAAGTCGCGTTAGAAAAAAGTGGGTAGACTTGGGTTGCTGTGGCAGTGTCATTAGAAATTACCGATCCGCCTACCGGAAGCCAAGATGGCGTAACTCCGGAATACCCTTCAAACTGTTTATTATCCGAGTTGTACCGAATCATACCTACTGTAGGTGATCCGGGTCTTTGTGCTGTCGTTCCTGATTGAAGCTGTGTATACCCAGTACCAGAGAATGTAACATTACTAGAAGCACTAAGTGTAGTGAATGCTCCGGTATTGGCGGCTGTCGATCCTATGGCCGGTGGGCTTGCAAAGTAATTCGTGAAACCGGCACCAGAAACTGTAGAAGAGGCGCTCAGAGTTGTGAATGCCCCCGTACCTGCGGTAGTACCGCCAATATTGAAGTTGTTAATCGTACCGGTTGTTCCGGACGTTAGCGTTATGGTACCCGCGCCTGTAGTAGTGTATGACTGATTGTTTGTAGTGGTATTAATGTAATAGCACCCGTAGCACCAAGCGTAGTAAACGCGCCTGTATTGGCGGCTGTCGATCCTATGGCCGGAGGGGAGGCTAGATATGTACTAAATCCTGTGCCGGAAACCGTAGAAGATGCCGATAAAGTTGTAAACGCACCTGTGCCAGCAGTGGTAGCACCGATAGCCGGAGGGGAAGCTAAATATGTGCTAAAACCCGTACCAGAAACTGTAGAAGAGGCGGATATTGTTGTAAACGCACCTGTGCCAGCGGTTGTAGCACCGATATTGAAGTTATTGATGGTACCTGCGGTACCTGACGTTAGCGTTATAGTACCTGCACCCGTTGTGGTGTAAGACTGGTTGTTTGTAGTGGTATTGTGGGTTATTGCCCCCGTAGCCGTCAGGGTCGTGAAAGATCCTGTGTTAGGAGCGGTACCACCAATAGCCGGAGGGGAGGCCAAATAAGTAGAGAACCCAGTACCGGATACAGTGCTAGAAGCACTCAGAGTTGTGAACGCGCCAGAGTTAGGTGTCGTAGAGCCTATCGCCGGGGGGTAGGCCAATGTATCCGTAGATACAGCCTTTTCAGCGGGATACGTCAGGAAGACGTTCTGAGAACCAGAAGCAAAGTTGGTAAGTGATCCACCGTTAGATGAAGCAAGTACCGTTGTACGGGTGAGCGTATTTCCAGCAGAAGCATAGGTACCAACACCTACTTCCCAGTTAGCCCCGTTCTGGTCAGCGACTGCGTAGTAACACGTATTACCATTACCTACCGCAGCAGAAAATGCTTGGTATCCTGTAACTGCACCAAGTAAAGTCACTGCCCCTGTACCGGGGCTAGTGCAAGTTTCTAATACGCGGTCCGCAAGAACTAGGGCCATCTAAGCCTCCTTAAGAAGTAGCGGTCGTGCTATACGTTACCGTTACTGTGTCACCAGCCGTAGTCGTCTTAGCTGTAGAAAAAAGACCTTCACTATAGAGCACCCCCGCTGTAGAGCTTTGCGTATTCACAGCACCGGTACCCGTAACAAGGAAGCATCCATAGACTGTACCACCAGCACCTGTGATCGTATAGGTAACAGCGGTAGCCGTAGATGTCGTAATGTTAGAAGGTGTTGTACCTGTAGAAGAAGACGCGCCGAATACCGCCGTACCACGAACCGCGGAGCCACCAACCGTATAGTTAGTAAATTCAGTCCATGTATGTGAAAGCATCGTATCCGCAGCTGCAGCCGTAAAGGTGTTGCTAATAAGCCCAAGGAAAGGACCTACAACCGTATAAGCGGAACCTCTAAGGAGGGTATCCAACATGAGCTGTTTACCAACAGCTACTACAAGGTTAGGAAACGCCTCTTCCCATTTGAGGTTGCCACTCTTATCACGGCACTCGACATGATAGTACCCGGAGATACCCATCGTCTCATCACCAACGACATTAGCTTGTAGCGTAGCTACCGCATGGTCGCCAAAATTAGAAAGCTCTTTGTGCATATTAAACTCCTATATAAATCGTATGACCGCGTTAGCTGCGTCATCTGTCGGGAACGTAACTGTAAAAGAATTGGAAGCAGTTTTATCTGATCCGAAATTTAATACGCAAACAGCCGCCCCAGTAGTCGCATTGTAGATTAGTCCTCCCCTACAGGTAAACCCAGCAGGGCTCCATGTAACCGATTGAAAGGAAAGATAAGCTACCTTCGCTATGTTATCCGAGGTTACAGGAATAATGGTCAGTGCCTGACCGCCAGTAGTGTACCCCGTACCGGTTACTTCATTCAACGAAGTATATGCCGTAGTCGTATTGTCGAGATTAGCCAGCGCCGTATAAAGCGCCAACTTGTACGTATAGGGGGACGTACCTGTAAAGTTCTCTAACTGACTCAAACAGTTCTGCTTGAAGATCGTAGTAAGTCCTTGAACGATCATGGATTAACCTGCTTGATTCTGGCTTGTCCATCCCTATAACTATCGCCACGTTCAAGACCTGTTCCAAGTCTATTCAGCTGAGATAGGGCCTCGTTGTACTTCTGCTCATAGTAACTAATGAGGTCCTGTTCCTGTTTCTGGAACAGCATAGCTTCACGCATAGCTCCGTAGAAAAGCACCGGATCATAGTTATCACCAAGCCAACTCGTACCTGTCGAATTAGATACAGCACCTACTGTAACAGAGAATCCAGACCCAGATGGGCCTATAGATGCACACGCTAGGACATCACCAACTACATAAAAGTTACCACCAAAAGTGATATTGCATGCCGTTACATTCTGTCCAGTCACCGTTATATCAGCGATAGCTCCATTACCTGAGCCTCCAGACAAAGCTACGTTTTGATATATCCCGTTGGTATAGAGGGACCCCGGTATAATAGAAGTAAGCGTAGTGATTTGACCTTGTACTATCGTAGGCGGATAGTAGAAATAGTGCATCTCTACTGTATACCCGGAATTTGGGACCGGAGCCATTATATAGCTCAACTCGTTAATGTTCCCGTACTGAGACCCAAACAAAGCGTAGTATCTAGGTACACCAGATTGCCCCGGATTAGGGAACGCTTCTCGCATAAAGTTAACATCTTTATTCAAAAGATAATTATAGTTTCCGGTAGAGTCTATAACTGCCAAAGAATACGTAGCTAAGTAATCATTAGGTAACGACAGATATTGATTACCCGCGGTAAGAGTACCGGTCACATTTTTACGCAGTGCAGGAATCTGCACAGAATTATAAATACGAGTTTCCGCCTCCTGAACAAATACAGGTATGTTGGCTTCAAAGAGAGATTCTGTACTCTCGGCGTAAGCCTGTATTGTGTTATAGAGGGTTTCGTAATTCATTATTCAGCGGACCCTTCTGTAGGTGGAGAAAGTTGTGTAGCCATTTGGATCTGAATCTTAATTACCAAGTCCCTAACCCTACCATGTGGTAGTTGATCCAGTCCTAACATCACGGCATTTATTTCGTCTAGCGTTAATCCTAGCGTGAATATTTTATCACTCATCCCATTGGTCCTCGGCATTTGGTCCCCTTAGTCGCAGCACCGTGTCCACGCATAGTGACTTCACCATTTGCGTTCACATCTGTATTAGCGCCGATACTAACCACAAGAGAAGGAGACTTAGAGTTCATCTTAGCCGCAATTGGGTATCCTTCATTGCTGTACTGTTCGAAGCTAACTGTCCGTGTTGGATTAACTTCCTTAGCTCTAGCTGCGTAAGCTTCAGCGGACTTGTTATCCTTAGCCATATTAACCTCCAGATTGATTCTTAGCGCGTGCTAGATTACGCCCGAATTGTTTCATGCTCAAAGACGTTACGCCGCCTTTCCTTAGCTTAGACAGGTTAGTGCCTTTGCCGCCTTTGTGTTCTTGTGTGTCGTGCATCTTGAAGGCTTTCTTAATAAGCTTCTTGTCTTCAGCGACGTCATCATGCTTAGCCATAATAAACTCCTAACTCGTTGTAATAGTAACAGTACCAACTTGCCCAACACATATCAAGTCATTGGGGGTTAAACCAGAATCTGTACCTCTAGAACCTCCTACAGGTGCCCAACCCCATTGTATCGTACGGCTTCCTTCGGAGGGATACCCAAACCCATCTAAAACAATTCCATCAGTGAAATTATCTTGCAACCCATCGGTACCACTCATTAAGTAACTTACGTCGGGTCTAGGTTCTCTAACAGCCTGCGGGTCATTGACCGGGTACATACCAAGCTGTAACTGTGGGTGGTCACTTTGCCAACACGTGCGACAAACTTTAACTCTATACGGTTTTGTTTTTACCGTCTCCGTCTTTAATTCCGTAAGTTTATACCTAAATCCACACCTATCACATTCGGCGATAGCGTGTTTACCCGAAGCATATTTACTAGGCATGCTCTACCTCAAACTTATTTTTCTTACGGATGTTT